TTTGGGGTCTAATGGCACAACTTTTTGCAAGTTCGCCAGAGACTATTTATAACGTTCTTGCTAACGATTCGACTTTTAGCAATTATTTAGGTACATATACGTTTACTGGTGGTAGCACTTCAAATTCGATTGCTATTTTAACTCCTGGAGCAAAACTTCCTTATCTAGAATCGCAAGTAGGTCTAGAGTGTATTATCCATGACTCTGGTGATATAACACGCCGAAGGGAGTTTTTATCTTCTGATGATTCAGAAATGATAACCACATGGAAGGTGTTTTTTATTGCTTGGGATAACGCCACTGGAAGTACTCTAAATGCTGCTGTGAAGCGTGCTATGCATATGTTTTATGGCAGTACATCTATTGAGACATTGTCGGTCGCACAGGGCCTAGGAGCGCGTGTACAGACGATGTTAATGATTCCGGAAGACGGTGGTTTACATCAAGACGCCGCTGATATCCTCAACTCCTTACCGTAGGGCTAATTTGTAGGATACCAGACATGTAGGAACACTAGCTCAGTGGGGTGAATCCCCCATATTTGCTCAGTTTTCAGCATTCTGGAAATTCACCCATGGCTAATTATTCAGCAGCCTTTGGCTATAAGTTCTACTTGTTGCCCGTGCATTCTGATGAGGTCGATCTGACCTTTTCCGGTATTACGACTGCAACCGGTTTGAGCGGTGCCTCTACTGGCTTTTTAAAGGTTGACAGCAGTTCTGCTGGCGACGAAGGTAACCTTGCCGCCGACAACGATACCGTTGCTTACAACAGCACGACCGGCATTTTTACTATTGAAAGCCAGGCTTATGTAATGGACGGTACGACTGCCACCGACCAACCTCTCAAGCTTCTTGGTCTCACGAATGCTTCCCTGGAAACCGATACTTCTAGTGAAGACATTACCACTTACGACCGCACCACCAAGGGTTACAATACTAACATTGCAACCACGAAGTCTTTCTCCATCTCTTTAGAAGGTATGGCTGACTTCAAGAGTGCTGCTTATCAGGTGCTGCGCCTGACTGAAGCTAACACTGTGAACAACAGCCTCCGCGTTAAGTTCGCTCGTATTGGTCCCACCGGCACCACCGAGGCAATCTACGGTTATGGCACTCTCGAAGGCTATTCCGAGTCTATTGAGGCCGGTTCCGTGGTCTCCTGGAGCGCTACCTTGAACGGTTACGGTCCCTACCTGATCGACATCGACGCCAACTCCTGATAACAATTTAAATAGCTGAGAAGCCCCGCCACGGCGGGGTTTTTTCTTGGCAGACTATTTTAGCCAATTCTAGTGTCTAGCGATGCTGTCTATCCCTATAAAGTTAGACGTATCCGCTGAAAAGGCCGAACAAGCTTTAAGAAGATTTTATGCTGGAGTCGAAAACGCACTAGATGGAATCGTTGATCTTAATGGTACGGTAATTAATTTTGATGTTAACTTTAGAAAAACTGGTGACGATGTAGTTAAGGCCTTAAGTGATACTGATGCAGCACAAAAGAAAGCTGAAAAGTCTGCAAGAAAATTAGACCAAGGACAAGAAAACTCAATAAAAAGAATCAAACACAGGGTAACAGAATTAAAGAAAGAGAGAGACGCTTTAGCTATAAACAGTAAGATGTTTAAGCTTAAGTCTGCAGAAATAAAAAAGCATGAAGCGAGACTACTTTCTTTACAAGGTGTACAGCGAGGAAGTATTGCTGCATTAAAAGCTAAACGAGCTGAATTAATCCAAGTAAGAAATAATTTAAAGTTAAATTCTACAGAATACAATCGTCTTACCGCAGAAATTGACAAGTTTGATGAGACATTAAAAGGCAACAACGCACAGCTAGATAAGTCTAAGAAGAAAACGCTTGGATTTGTTAATGTATTTGCTAAAATCGCAATAGTTAGTGCTGGCATCCAATCTATTAGTGCTGCCTTGCGTTCTGTAGGTAATGCTATTGATGTTTACACAAGAAGGACGAAGGATGTCGAGGCATTTAATCTTGCAATACAGAATGTAGGCTTTTCTCAGTCAGAAACCACTAGGATATTTAAGCAAGCAGAAATAACTGCTAATTCACTTGGCGCTCCATTACAACAAGTCGAAAAGAGCTACAGAAGAATGATTCCTGCCCTAAAAGCGGTAGGGACCTCTGCAGCAGACAGTGATAAGTTTATCGAAGCAATTAGTGCTCGCAGTCAAACTCTTGGGTTAAACACTGAGCAGTCAGGACGATTGTTAGAAGCGTTTGCCCAAGTACTGAGCAAAGGGAAGTTACAAGCAGAAGAACTTAACCAGCAGATCTCCGAACTTGACGGTGCCTTCAGAACCCAGTTGGCTGATGCTTTAGAAGTAACTACTGAAGAGCTGACAGAGATGATCAGCAATAGTCAAGTTACTGCTGATGTTTTCATCGAAGCTGTAAATAAGATGGAGAATGGTGCAGAGGCTTTGCGAGCAAGAGTCGCGGAAGGCAATCTCACAATTCAGCAGTTTCAAAATATAATTTCCAATATTGACACTAAAAATATTGAAAACATCGGCAAGGCGATTGAGCCAGCTATTAAATCATTCTTAGCAATTAGACTTGCCGTTGCTGACTTTATCAAAGAATTTGTTGATTCGCCGCAATTTTTCTTTCTAAAAAATACATTCAATGATATTGCAAAAGGTGTTGAAGTTTTTGCTAAAAGCCTTCTAAGTACTCTTTCACTTATTGGAAAACTTACGTCTGTTATCCAGCAAGCTGTTAATTTTGTTCTTGACTTAGATGCTGGAGTTGGAAGTTTAGTAACCATATTAACAAACTTTGCATTAGTTCTTGGAACCGTAAATGCTGCACTAATTCTTGCAACAAAAACAAAGGTAATTTTTGCTGCAATGCTCAAAAAGGTAGGTGCAAACGCATTTTTTGCAAGCTTAGGACTTAAGGCTACGCTAATGACAGCCTTGAAAATTACCGGGCCACTTATGTTGGTGATGGGTGGTATCAATTTAGTGTCAGAGGCCTTTAAGCGTGGCGCAAAAAGAGGGGCTGCCTTTGATGCTCAACTTGATCTTGTTGAGGAGTCTATGAAGAAAATTGCAGAATTTTCACCTCCAGCGAGAAATGGTTTATTGTTGTTTATTGAAAATGTTTTAGGTGGTCTTAGCAAAATGGGTGATCCAGAGACCACTGGTGCTTTTGGCAATATCCAATCACAAATAAATCGAGTTGCAAGAGTTTCTGAAGCTACATCTGCCAAAATAAAAAACCTAGGTATTAATTTTTCAGACTTAGGGAGCTTTACCTCTGCAAGTTCAAAGGATTTAAAAGAATTTCGTAGTCAATTATTACAACAGGACAAAGCAAACAAAATAGGTCTTGCTACAGCAGAAAGACGACTAAAAAACCTCAAAGAGCAGGATCCACAGAATCAATTGTTAATTGACCAATTAAAAAAGCAAATTAAGCAGCTGAAATCTGAAATCTCTACAAACGAAAAGAGAATACCTATACTTGAAAAAATATTGTTATTGAGGGGTGAAGATTTTAAGGCTACTGAAAAACAAACAGATGCCCTTAAGAAATTAAAAGAGGCAACAGAAGAAGGTGTCAGCGAGGATAGTCTCGCAGCAATCAAGGCGAGAACTCAGGCAATTAAAGAACTTGGCACTGAAACAGAGCTTCTGGCGGCTGCGAATCTTGGCATACAACAAGCAGAATCAGAAAGCAATTTAAAAAGATACGAGGTAGAATTAAATAAAATAAAGGAGAATGCTTTAGCAAACAAAACATTCACTGACGAAGAAAAAGAACGTGTTAAGCAGCTCACTCTTTTAATTGCACAAGAACGAGAAAAGCAAGCACAACTAGGACTTGACGCACAAAACCTGATAAACGATGCGCTTGAGCAAGGCATTGAAAAGGCACAAAGGCTAGGCGATGTATCTGGCAATGTTGCATCAAACCTCATGGGCGCATTTGATGGCCTTGCAGGCAGCTTGACCCAGGGTCTTGGTGCTGCGACTAGTTTGATGAATCAGTTGGTTGCAGATGAAATTAAAGGCCTGGAAGTTGGCAGCAGGATGCGTCAAGAGATCGTTCTAAAACAACTTAAAGGGCAAGCAAGAGCGAATGAGATTGAACATCAAATTGCAAAAACTAAGCTGCGCGTACAAAATATGATAGCAGTGTCAGAAGCTAAGATCGCCGGATTGCGATTAAGGGCAGAAGCTGAAGTAGCTCGCGCAAGAGGACAGGATAACCTTGCTAATGCTTTAGAAGATGCAGCCAACATGCAGAATTTGGTTGTAGCAGGATTACGACAACAATTCAAAGTTAGTAATGCAGTGCTTGACATCGAAAAGCGCAAGAAAGATCAAGCGTTAATTCGCAAAGGTTTAGATGAAAAAATTACTAATAATCAAAGCAAGATGGGTCGGATATTAGGAGTTCAAAAAACAACCTTCAAAGATTCACTAAAAATTCTGGATAATATGGCAGATGAATCCGACGATTTACTAGATGCCTTTGCTGATTCTGCTGAGAATGCACAGCAAATGAAAGAGGATGCAAATAGGGTTGCCATTAAACAAGGTGCGGCGTCAGCCGATAAGATCGCTAAGGCATTTGATAAAGGTGCTGAGGCGGCAAAGAGAATGAAAGACGAGCTTTCGGATGTTAAAAGACTTTCAGATCAAATTTCTAGGATTATCGGTAGCAGCACTGGCAATCCTGCAAGGGCAATGGGTGGTCCTGTGCAAGGTGGTAGTTCTTACTTTGTTAATGACGGTGGCGGTCGAGAAGGTTTCTTGAGTAACAGCGGAAACTTCAGCATGCTGCCGGCAGCCAGAAACATTAATTGGACTGCTCCGACATCAGGAACGATTATTCCGGCGGGCCTTGTTGACCGCTATCAGCAAGCTTTAGCTGCTAATCAATCAGTTACGTCTCGCAGCAGCATTCAACCTGCTTCTAGGGGCGTAGATCGCGTTTCTGCAACTATAGATTCTGGCAGCCTAGTCCAGCGAATGGCAGCAGTTATGAGTGGCAATGGTGGTGATCAACGCATCACAAATCATGTGACCATTCAAAGTCAAGAGCCTGTGACTGATGCCTCTAAGATTATGACTAATGTGGCTCGAATGAAGCTGCGCAAAGGAGGACGTTTCTGATGGCCGTTGGTGATCTTACAGTAGCTTATTCAAGTTATACGGTAACTTTAAATCAGTTTTCTGATGATAGTCTGCCTCGTTCTGTTTTAGGTCAAGCGTCTTTAGAATTTTCTGCCTTAGGCGCAGGTATTGCTGATGGTCCAGTCAAGACGCAGAAGAAAATTTGGTCTGTAGCAGCGTATGCGACTTATACTCAGTGTCAAAATATGCTGAATTTGTTTTATGCATGGGATGCAGTAAGGGCGCAAGGAAAAAACTCAGCACAAGTCTCTATTTCCGACCAAACTTTTGGTAGCACTATAACTGCTTCTGGTTTTTTTACTACGCCTCCTGAAATAACAAGGGTAGGAGCTAGTAGTGAATACTACTTATTATCTTTTGGATTGACGGAGGTATAAATGTCATACATTAATACATCAACTGAAATCAAAATATATATTAACAGTGTTGATGTTACTCAATACTTGATACAAGGATCAATTAGCGAAGACAGCGCCTATTCGTCAAATATCATTACAAGCAGAGGGCAAATAGTTTTAGGTGGTACGACAGATATATTTGATTTCAATCGCACTAAATACCCTATTGGATCATCTGTTGATATATGGTGCGTATTAGACAATGGATTAATCACAAAGCATCCAAAAGGTCGTTTATATATAATGAATTCGAGTACTAATATCGAAGACAGAACACTGTCACTTGAGGTTGGATGTTCGTTAGCATTTATAAGCGAGAGAGAAGAGCAATATAGAACAAAAGTTCAAAGCTTATGGGGTTTATTGTCTTCTGATGACCTTCGATCTTTTAAGGTAACGGAAACGACATTGTCAAATTTGTCTCAGTATTTAGAATGTGTTGGCAAGGTTATTTTCCAAGACAAATATGGATATGTACAAACTGTAAAAGCGTTTGGCAGTAACGGTATAGGCGCATATGCGGGCACTCCAAAACTAGTGAGCTTTGATACAGATACAGCTGTTTCTGTGCAATCAATCGCAGATACGTCAATAGAGACTGACGTTAACTCGATCAAAGTAGAAGTTTCAATTGATGTACCAGTATTGACAAGGGACGACGAAGAAGAGGATGAAGCGGATGAAGCGGACGAATGCTCTATAGATTCTGATTGTCCTTCAGGGCAAATTTGCGACAATGGTGTTTGTGCTGATGAATGTACTATAGACAGTGATTGTCCTAGCGGATATGTATGCGAAGACGGTGTTTGTGTTCCAGAGGAAGAAGACGATCCTGATGAGCCAACAATACCTGTCCCAGAACCGCTTATTTCATCTGTAGTCTCAAGGACCGCTAAAACACCGAAGCCAACTGGAAACTTAGAATTTGGGCAGGGACCAAGCTCTTTGACGGCCCAATCAAATCCGAAAATTGCTACGGGGGAGAACTGGGACGGGACTATTGGTCATAATTATCAGGTAACCGGTCAGATCACTGTTGAAGATTTTCCAGTTGCAGAAAAGGTCACCTCTGGTAAATATGTCGAATACAAAGGTCCCGGCAATCAAGTATCGTTTGAGCAAAATTGGGAGCACAGCTCTGCTGCAACATGGGCTAATGGCGCGATTAGAAATACGCTTACAGAGCTTACAAGTGAAATGAATAAAGTAGTAGAAGAAATAAATGGCCTATTGCAGAAAGCAAATCAAGCATTTGACAAGAGAGATGAATACAACGAAGGCGATGCTGATTACGACAAATGGCATAAAATCGCATCTGGGTTTTACAATACAGCGCGTGATTACTACAGAGCAGTGCAGTCGATGAATACAGCTGTCAACAGCATAGCTGATAATTCCGTAGAGGCTTACAACATAGCTACCCTTACAGAAACTTATTATGAATATGGCCCAGCTGGGGAAGTTCTGTCCCAAACTACACTGAATTATGTACCAACATTAGCTCGTCAAAACCAAAAAACTCACAGAATTAGTAAAATTTGGACTACCTCTGGAGGCGCAAATGGCGCACAAACGGAAGTAACAACAGGCTTTACAATTAGGTGGACTGACTTAGAGCTTATCGAAGACAGAGAAGTGCCGAGTGGTAAAGTTGAAATTGGTAATTTTTTATCTGAATATCCCGTAGATCTCGTATCGCAAAACACAAAAACATACATTTATGGCTCACGCTGGACAACAGAACGCGACGAATATGTTGATTATGAGAATCCAGAAAATAATTATGTTTCAGAGAATTATTCGTCAAGTCAATCAGCAAATCCAATTCAACCTGACAGAATAGAAGCTGAGGTCACTGGCGAAGATAGTATTTTTACAGATGAAAGTAGTATTGACACTGGCAGCAACAATCCAAGCAATGTAAGTTCAGACCCTGAAAACACACCCGCTGAAGAAGATCCTGAAGAGTACTGCGATGAAGAAACCCGAACAGTAGACAAAAGCTTCACAGTTCGATTGTCTAGATCAAATCCTTCAATTGCAACAGGCTGGTTTGGAAAGCCAACTAAATATAAAAAAGTAGTGTCTATGCCACTTGATTTTGTGCCATTAAAACTCAAAAAGCACCGTCAGGGCTATTGTCTCGGCACAGATTTTACCAATACTTTAATTAGATATGAGTCTTACATAAGGCGATATGCTTATGTGCGGGCCAGTAAAATACTTGGCGACAATAGAGGATTTAGAATCACTGAAAGCATGAGAGCTGAAGTGTTTGGATATCATCCTTTTTATCCTGTTCAAATTAATTTGTCTTCTGCAGGCGTTGCTTTTAATACAAGAGTTGCGTCTTCTAACTGGGTGTTCGATGGCTCAAACGCATTGTGCTCATTTGATTGCCTTACTTACAGCCAAACAACTTTAACATCTTTTCCTCGACCCTCGCTTGCAAATGCATTCTTTAAAACAGAGGGAGCAAAGGTTCTTACCGTTGCTGAGTTGAAAATCCCAGCGACTGCTGCGAAAATCAAGATCAGTACATTGCCTGAAAGTGGAAACTTACAATTAAACGGAGTCAATGTAGCTATCGGTGATGTAGTTACAGTCGCTCAAATCAACGCAGGTAACTTTAGTTTTGTGCCCTAATCATGACTACCAGTATTTTTGGATTCACTTACGAAGCGCTAAGGGCTGATAATACAGTTATTAGCAGCATAGAAAACATATATCCACTCGATACGGGACTTGCTGCCACAGCTATCAACTACAAAGCTGATGCAGGCGATTTTGACAATAATACTACTAATGGTGGAACATCAGCTGGTGCGGGTAATTTCGACAACCAAACATCTGCCGGCGGCTTCTCTGTTGTAGAAGCGGGTGACTTTGACACTGGGAATACTGTCGTACTTCCTCAGCCTTCCCTACCGTCTTCTGCATCAACAGCTAATGGAGATACCGACTATGAGGCTAATATTGGTTTAGCTGTAAAAGACGAAAATGATAATCAAATTCAAGTTGGAACCTTGCCATCAGGAAACGGTGAAATAGAAGGTTCTTTTGACATTGTTGTAAATGCCGATTTTAATTTACATTCTGCATGTATTTTGAAAGCAACTATTGTACAGACGGAGGGATTTGATTATGGATATTGTCGAAATAAATTTGGTTACCAGGTAGATTATGGGACTATAGCCAGCCCTAATTCTTTTAACGGTAATTTTGGTACTGTTGACACTCCGATCACTCCCGCTATATCTTCTTACATTTCTTAATGGAAAACTACCCTGAATTCAAAAGATAATGGCTATTTTCTCTGCTGCAGAACTTAATGAACAAGCAGAGTTGGCTTATGTCAGGGGTACATACTACGTTGCCTTGTTGAACAGCAGCGCAGGGTTTAATGAGACAGTTACATACAGCGACATCACATCAGCTGAGGTTACTGCAGGCACTGGTGGTTACGCAAGACTAACATATACATATACAACATCTGATATTCTTGATTACAGTAGAGGGCAACCTTTAACACAAAAAACTGCTAATTTTGTCCATGACGGTTCATCTGGAGATATTGTATTCACTCATGTTGCATTATTGAGGCTAGTTAATACTACTTATAGTGTTGTTGCAGTGGAGTCTGTTGGTAGAACAGTTACACTAAGTAACGGGAACACTGCTGAAGTCAATATTGCAATTCTACATGGTCGACCATGAATTCTATTCGACAGTTATTGGATGAAGTCAGCAATCAAAGTCGCATTGATGCGATTGAGTCATCTTTTAATGGCAGCGGTTTAGCCCATTCGAACCATCGTGTAAAATTCAAAGGGTACAATCACAATGGACAAAGCGTAGTAGAAGTAAACGGTTCGTACTTAACGGCTAATAATATTGGCAGCACCACTCCTAGAGCTGATCAAAATGTGCTCTTGAGGACAGGCAGGGGGATTAGGGTTATTTCTTTCTAATAATGGATTTAGAAGCAAGGGTCAAAGCTTATGCAGAAGAAGCCCGAAGAATTTTAATACAAAGGTTACTGGACGCACGAGGTCAGAAAGGTCAGAAGGCTTTTTGGCAAGGTTATAGTACAAATGGAAATGGCATAGTCAAGCTAGAAGACGGTAAATATAAAGTAGTAAAGGTAATCGGCAATATTGTACTGCCAAAAGATTCAATTGTATATATAGATGAGCAAAATACTGTTGATGTTGGATTCAGAAGACAATTACCAGCAACAAAAACACAAGGAAAACAGCAAATCAAGCCAGTAATTGCCGAAAGAATCAAAAGACCCCTGTTAATAGTATCTGATGATGAAAAAGAGGTCTTCGGCTGGATAGTAATTTACCATAGTGCTTCAGATATCTTCAACGCTAATAATAATGAGCTTACCTTAGCCTGGTGTGATAATCGTCAATACTACCCATTTTACCAAACTTATGATTATGATTCTGATACTCACCAAAACGCTCAACCTGCAACTCATGGCAAGTGCTTAAGGGTATCAGCTGTTTATGCTTGGGGATACACTGCAACTTATGGTACTTTTAATGGCACGGCTAGCGCTACTGCATCACTTGGCTCATTAAGTGCTCAAGTAGACCTCACAGCATCAGGCAGTTATATAGAAGACTACGAAATTGACTACGCGATTGAAGAGACAGGTCAGAGTCAAGACGCAGAATGCGAAGCTCAAACATCATACAATTCGTTTTTAGGCTTCAATGTAGGTGAGGCTTACGCAGATGCTGATACTCATTACTTCCAGTTTCCAAATGCAAAAATATACATACAATGGCCTGACGACCAAAACGGAAACGCTAATTGGATTACTCTTGATCTTAATAATTATGTAGATTATTCAGTTTATAAATTTGACAGAGCAAGGAATTATGTAAAATTAGACACTAATTCACAAAACACAATTCTCTATCATACATATAGTGTTCTACATGTGGATACAAGCTATGAGGGTAGTCCTGTAAGTACAACAAGGTTTGTACCTTACGAGGGGCCGGTTACTACTACAACTATAAAATTTGGAAAAATTTACAGAGGCATTCTTCATTTGCGAACAGATCTAAGCACGGGTTCTACTACTTCTAGATATACACCAGTAGAAGGGTACGATGCTGACGATTATCTTGGATACATATTTTATAACGACAATGGAGCTATGCAGATATGGGATGCTCAAAATGCATATTGGTGGAGTTATTTGAATGATCCTCAAGCCTTATGGCAAAACGCATTTGAAGGTGATTGGATTTCCGAGTTTTCAGGAATAGCTTGGGACTCAGTCGCTGAAGCAAATATCACACCAAATGAACTACGTAATTTTCTTGAGATATCGTGGGATCCTGTAAACGAAACTTGGAACAATGGATTAAATTCTGATCCACCGTATAGCGTGACATATGGACTTGTTTACTATTACGACCCTTCAGCAACTGTTAGTCAACAATGGTTAGACGGGCAACCGCATTACAATGATTACCAAGATATTGAAAATTTAGGATATGTGGTTAGATTTAGTTCAACTTCTACGGAGGCTGTTCCAGGAATTGATGACTTTGTCGAAGTCGACATGGCTGGAATAAATGATCCATTGTTGCCAAATTATCAATATAGAATTAGTGGCGCAGAAGCAAACTATAATGACAGGATCGAGAAAGCTTTCATCAGCTATCTAGCTTATCCAGAACAGCAAGAAAATGGAGGATACCCTTAAGGAATACTAGACCAGCGCTTTTAGGCTTGTGGCACTTCAGTTTAGACGAGGAACTGCTGCAAACAGGACGGCTAATAATTTCACGCCAGTTGTTGGTGAGCCAATTTATGAAACTGATACTAAAAAGCTTTTTATTGGAGATGGTTCTACTGTCGGCGGTGTAAATGTAAACAGTGGATTTGAAGTAGCTGATTTAGGTGATGTTACTCTTACATCAGAAACGATTACCAATCCAGACACTTATTCTGTTACTAGTAATACCTTAACATTAGTGTTTGATGCCGGCCATTCATTTACGGCTAGTCAAAGCATATCAATAGCGAGTTCTAGTGTTACTGCCCTAAATGGAAGCTATACAGTATCAAGTGTAACGACGACAAATGTTGTCATGCCAATAACTGGCGTTGCTGATACAAGCAGCTCTTCTTTAACGGCAGACGTATTTCCGAATATTATCGACGGACATGCTTTAGTATGGGATGCAAGTAATTCTTATTGGAAAAATGTAGCACCTTTCTCTGATATAGTAGAAGATACCACACCCCAACTTGGGGGGAATTTAGATGTAAACGGTAATAACATAATCAGCACTGGCAATAATGATATTAATTTAGACCCAGCAGTCGGCCAAGATGTAGTAATCAAAGGCAATGCTACTGACGGAGCGGGTAAATTAGTTTTAAACTGCGAAAACAATTCGCATGGCATAAAAATTAAAGGTCCGCCGCACAGCGCAGCAGCTAATTACACTCTGACACTGCCTAATGATGATGGCGATGCCGGGGAGTTTCTGCAAAGCGATGGAGCTGGTGTTCTGAGTTTCGCTGTACCTGCGCAAAAATATACTAAATTCAAATTTAACTTGGCTGCAGCGCCGACAGGAGCAGTTACAGGATCGCAAATCGTTGGACAAGAATCCACGCTTGGTAGCTGGAGCGAACTGACTTTTGCAAACTATTCTACAAATGGCATTGGTCCAAGCGAAAACTTTGACCCTACGCTCAGTGGCATTGCACATTCGTCAGGTGATTTCGTCGGATTTGAGGCAGGAGTTTACAAGATTGACGTAAGCTTGGAAGTTATTATTGCTGGTCTTGCAAATAACAGCTACAACCGCTACGACCACGAAATTCGTCCACTTAGCGACACGACCCAGCTGCCCGGTATCACACAAGACTTTAATTTTACCTGTAACGCAACTGCACCCACTGGCAATACGACTCAGAGAGTTTCAATGTCATTAATTGTTCACCTTGAAAATGCGACCGCAGCCAATAATAAGATTCAGTTTTATCTTAACAGTGATCAAAGCAACAATTACTACTGTAATTCTGCGTTAGCCACCTTTACTAAGATTGGCTGATAGGAACACTAGCGCGTCAACCAGGGAGTGATTCCCGTTTACCATGTCTGAAGAAAACACCAAAGCCCCCGAGATGGAGGCTGGCGGCACAGACTCTATTAATCAGCCCAGTGCTGATGAGAAGTCTCAATACAGCCCTGATGAGGTTGCAAACCTTGTCAAAGCTTTGCGTTCTGAACGTGAAGCCCGTAAAACCTATGAACGTCAATTCAAGGAGAAGGAACAGCAGCTCCTCAAACTGAAGGACGTTGACATCGATCGGTATCAGCAACTCGAAGCTGACGCTGCTCGTGCGGCGGAAATCGAATCTCGTTATGGAGAATCGATTCAAGCCATTGAAGAAAAGTACGGTCGACTTGCCTCTGAGGCTGAGAACAAGGCTAAGCAAGCAGAAACTCAAGTGTTTGAGTTTAAAAAGCGCTATGCATTAGAGAAGGTCTTCAATTCTGCCGGTGGTCGTACTGATGCTGCTGACGGCGTATCGTTCTTCGATATGTTTGCAGAACAATTGAGCAGCCGTTTCCGCCAAGAAGCTGATGGCAGCTTGACTGTTATCGATGAGCAAGGCGATCCTGTTCTTGATCCAGAATCTGGCAAGCGATTGTCACCCGATGACTTCGTTGCTACCTACAAATCACACCCCATTTATGGCACTTTCTTCAAAGGTGTCAAGGGTTCTGGAGCTGGTCTGAATTACGCTGGGACTGATGCCAATGGCATGCCAGTGGAAGACCTAACACAGCTGTCTCGCGAGGAATTGTTCCTCCGAGCATTCAGCTGAGATCATAAGCCCCGAAAGGGGCTTTTATCTTGGGAAGCATATAAGTTTCGGAATTATATGTTAGAAAGCACCCGGTTTTGACT